CTAGGCTGTTTCGTATCGGACCGAAGCGCGGATCTCGTCTTGTTCGCGTGGATCCCCGTTGTTTGGCGCTTTGCTAAAAGAGATCCGGATCCCGTTCGGCATCACCTTGCCGCCGGTCTTTTCCTCGACGAAAGCGCGCAGGGCATCCTTGATCTCGGCTTGCTCGAGCTCTGCGGTGGTTCTCATGCGCGCACCTCGATCTCGGCCATTGCCTTTGCAAAGCTGGTGCAGCCGGCATTGAGTTTCGACGCGACCTTTTGCGCGATTGGTTCGGGCATGTTCGTCAAGATCAGGATCCCGGCGTCTTGGTCCTCGCTGAGCTCTGATAGGTCCAGCTTTCGGTTGCTGTCGTCGCGAAACTCCTTGAGGCGATTATTTTTCGCCGAAAACCCGTCGATGCAAATCGCTGCAGCGTAGTGTTTTGCGAGTTTAGATTTGTTGCGGGTTTTGCCGCATGCGCCGGGGCCGTAAACGATCTGGATAGTCATATGGTTTCCTTTTGGGTTGGTTACTGTTGGAAAAGGTGGGGGTGTATCTGGCGTGCCGATTGCTCGAGCCATGGGGCGCGGTGCGTGATGCAGATGCGCCAAAGTTGCCAGCGCATGAAATTCGCCCCCCTGAACCTTGCCCAATAGGGTTTTAGGTAAAATCCGCCTCTCTCGATCGAAATCAGCTTTGCCTTGGGCAGCTTCTTTTTTACGGTTCTCGGGATCATGGTGCCTCTTGGTTTAGTTGCTGTTGATGTTGCGCGCGGCATGCTCGAGCTTGGCGATCGCGAGGATCGTCGGCTTTAGAGCATCGGGGGCTGCGTCATAGTTGCGACCGCTTTTGCCGTTGAGGCGGGAGAGCAAGCCGCGCGGCACCAGCTCCCAATTGCTCGGATCGCAATCGGTGCGATCGGCGCTTAGGCATTTGAGCACATGATCTTGCGGAATCGTGCCGTGTTGCTGTTTCCATAGGTAGCGGTGCTTTTGCACAAATCGGGTCGGTGCCCCGGTGTGGGGATTTGGAAGGGCGACCTTGATCTCGACATAGCCCTCCGAGATCCGTTCGGATCCGAGTGGCACGCGATTGTAAGGCCGGTTGCCGGGCTTGAATTGGGTCTTTGCCGTGTTCGGATTGGGCGGCATTTGTTTGCCCTTGTTCCAGCTCTTTTGCCCTGGCGCAAAATGACCGCTGCGCCCCGTCTTGATCCCGTGCCGTTTGCGATATCCGACGATCTGCGCGCGGGTGATGTCGGTGCCGGCAAAGCGCTCGACAAAGGCGGGGTGCACCTCGGCGCGCGACAGGCTGGCATTGTCTTTGATCCATTTGACTTGTGCCGGCGAAAACACCCGGCGAGACGCCCTTGCCGCGCGTCTTGCCGGCCGCGCCGACCAGCCATTGTTCGCGCTTGCAAAGTGCCGCGATGTGCTCGAGCTCGACATCTGGCCGATCGAATTTCTTTGAAAACTTGCGCGCGAGCTCGGCACGCGGCTTGGTGCTGTTGCGCTTGATCCAGGCGCGCTCTGGGTCGCTATATGAGATCCGTTTACCCTTCATTTGACGGCTCCTTGCTCGGTCCGATTTGGGGCAGCATCGGCAACACGGTTTTGCCGTACTCGGCGAAAAGCTTGGCCGCGACCAGTTTGGTTTTGGCATTCTCTGTCACCTGGTCGGCGATCTTTACGACCGCCTCGGCGCGCTTGGCCTCTGTCTCGATCTGCTCGGGGGTCAAGTCGGTTCCGGCCAGGCGATCGAGCGCTGCGAATAGGTGATCGTCCAGGCTGCTAAGCATTTTTTTGGGCATTTCAAATCCTCTCCAATGGGCTGATGCAATTTGCATTGCACACATAAATGTGCAATGCAAACAAAATGGAGATGCGGCGCAATCACGCGGCGCGCAGAAAAGGGGTTTGAATATGGATCATTTCGGGATCGGCAGTGCTATTTCGGGGGCCTGCAAGGTCGCGTGCATTGCCGGCCGGCGTAGCGGCCGCACCACGTCGCTTGTCGAAAGTTTAAAGAGTGGCGATCGGGTTGTGTTTCTCTCGGAGCGCGAGGGCCGTCGCGTCCAACCGCTGTGCCTCGAGCGGGATGTGAAGATCGAAATCATCGTTACGGATCCTCGGTCGCTGGATAGGCTGACTGCCCGGCCGCCGTCGCCCCATGATGGCAGGACGATTTTTGATCATGGGTGGGTTGAGCAATTCTACAGGATCGCGATCGAGCAGGCATCGAGCGACATCGACAGACTTCAAACTATGCTTTCGGGGTATGGTGCTCCGCATCGGGCAACCCGGCGGCAAGCTGAACAATTTTCGAAGTGGGATTTTTGAAATGTCAGGAAACGCTAAGGCTAATCATATTGACGCAAGTCGCGGCAAGTGTGGGTTTTCATCCCGCAGCGATAGCGGTCCGGAAATTCACAAGTTGCCTACACCGAGTAGCAGCGCCGACGCGCGGAGCCTGACTGATCGGATACGTGATGTTTTGCAAACTGGTGAAGTATTGAATAAGGATCAGGGCATGAAAAACGGCGGTGGGAATACGAGTTGATGTATCCCGATATTCTCGAATTGTTGAAATCCAAATAATGAAGGCGCGCCGCTGTGGCGCGCTTTTCTGCCTACTTGATCACGCGCAGCCCTGGCGCTTGCGGTGCCGGCTCGATCTGGGCCTCGGCACGCTCGCCTAGCATCGTGAAATCCCAACCTCTGCGGCGTAGCCGGCTGCCGAGATCCGCCGGCGCAATCTTGCGATAGCGCTGCGCCATATCCGCCTTTTGCCAGCCGCCGAGATCGAGCAGCCCGCCGAAATCCTTTGTCTGGGCGTAAAACCATGTTGCCCATGTGTGGCGCAAAACGTGGGGCGTGACCTCTTTCGGATCCAGGCCGGCGGCTTCGCACGCTTTGGTGAACGCGCCTGAGATCTGGCCGCCCCCATTGGAGCGCATCACATAGGCTTTGCCCCGTGGTGTTCGGCAAATCGGGCCATCATCGGGCAGGGGTAGCGCGCGCACCAGCTCGAGCGCGCGATCGGGGAGCTGGATCATGCGCGGCCGGCCGTTCTTTGTGTCTGGCAGCCATGCCTCGCCCGTGGCGGGGTAGAAATGCCGCATCTGGATTGTGAGCGCCTCTGCACTTCTGCAGCCGCCCCCAAGCATGAAGCCGATCGCGGGCAGGATATGGGGCGCTGCGGCCGAGATCAGCGCCTCGGCTTCCTCGGGGGTCAGCCAGCGGGTGCGGATGTTGTCGCCCTTGCGCCTCTTTAGTTTTCGGGAGGTCGCTAAGCCTTCCTCTGCAGCCATGTTGATCACGGCCGAAACTGGCGTGATTAGCTGGCGATTGATGGTCGAGTTTGCAGAGTTTGGGTAGAGCTTTGATGCAGCCGCATTTATCGCGGCGTTGTCAATTTGGGCAAGCATCATATCTGGCCCGAAATAATTCAAGATAGGTAAGAGGAATCGAGCCTCGCCGCCGGCCTTCATGTAGGCCAGTGCAGCTTCGGCAAATGTTAGGGTTTGGGCTTTGCCATACGCACCACGCTCGAGGATCTCTGCCTCGCGCCGGATCCGGATCGCGTCTGCTTGCGCTGCGATGCTTGTGCCAGTGCTTTCGTAAATGTGCTGTCCCTGGACGGTGCCGCGGATGTAGTAGTTTCCCTGGCCGTTTCGTCTGAATTTTTTGAGGGGCATTGCGTTCTTTCCTCTGTCAGCGCGGCAAGCAATGCTGCCGGGCGGTATAGGATCCTGACCTTGCCGCGCGCCTTTACCCAAGGCAGCTCGCCCTCGGTGCGGAGCTGGTCGAGCAGCCGGCGCGAGGTTTGGATCCCGTTATCAGACAAAAACGCGATTGCCTGTTCGGTTGATAGGAGCGGGGCCGGTGCGATCGCATTCATGGTTGCACCCGCGCGATCGCTTTCCGGCGCCAGTCGCGCGCCGCGCCAAGTAGTCCAGGGCCGGTGCCCGTGATGCCGCCGATCTTGACCTTGTAAAGTTGTAGTTTCGGAAAGCCTTGCATTTCGAGCACCCACCCCTGATAGGCGAAGCCGCCTTTCGACTTGATGGTGTCGATTAGCTGACCGTCGCTGAGATCGAGATCCAACAGCTCCCTGCAGATCTGAATACTCATGAGAGCACCGCGAGAAAACCGTGCCATGCGGCAAGGCCAGCCAGCCCTGAAACGGCGATGATTTGAACGGCTCGGCATGCCCGATCGAGCGCCTTTGCGATGGCCTCGATATGCGCGATATCTGAAAATTCATGTGACATCTGAAATCCTTCATTGATAGCCTATGAAGGAATTGCACACAATAATGTGCAGTGTCAACAAAAAGTATGGTTTGCATCATCTGCCTTAATTTTGCTACGTTTCAACCGTACAGAGCGAAAATTTGAGATAGATCTACTTGGGGGAAGTATATGCAAGATTCGATTAGTAAAAGTTTCCATATGAATGAGTTTCACAAAGCCACCGCAAAGCTAAGCGAGCAACAGCTAAACCGGCTCGCCGAGAAGCTCGAAAAAATGGCAGATAAAAACGACAATGCCGAGGGAGATCCCGGCATCATCGCTCAATCCTCCGATTGAATTTTAATATCTTTAAGAGCCTCGGCTAACTTTTCAGTTGAAAGTCGGTCGAGGGCTTTTTGAAGTCTCAAGCGCCCCTCAGTTACGCCATCTTCGATGTTGAGCAGGCCGATCGGTATGTCGAGGACATCGCAGATCTTGAGCATGTTTGCGTAAGAGAGAGTTGTGCGTTTGCTAACAAATTGAGAGACGGCATTTCTCGAAAGTCCAGCGGCGCGCGCGACTTCTGAAAAATTGGTGTTTCTAAGCGCGATAGCAATCCGAATGTTTCGGCGCGCAACGTCCAGATTTGGGTTAAATTGTTCCATCGGCTCCATAAGCATTTTTCTTTATCTCCGTTTCTATGTCTTTGCTTAGCACATTATAATGTGAAGTTGTACAAATCAAATACAGTTACCAACCCCTTACCAGCTCCTCGATCTAGCGTGCAGTGGTAAGAAAATGATTGATACGCACAGTATTGTGTGCAATGCCTCATATAAGCACCGCATCTAGCGGTTTTTCCGGCCCTGAGGGCTCGTAAAAAAAATGAGGCAATATGCAAGATACTAAAAATCAAAAGAAATTGACGCATTCTGCCCTACCAGATCCCGAGAGTTTTCGCGTTTGGTTAAAAAAAGCGCTTTTTGAATTGGGCCTGAAGCCAAGTTCCTATGGCCTCTCTTTGGGCTTGGGGAGAAATACACTCGGCCAATTCTTGCAAGGCGAGAGCCGGGATCTACGCCTCGGGACGGCCTCGACACTTACAAAAGATTTGCAAGAAAAAGCGAATAAAGAAGGCAAGGTTTTGGCCGAGCTCGAGGGGATCCGACATGCGTGATCCGATGCAAGATCTCGAGCCCCGCATTCGCCGAGACATTGAGGATTTGGCCGCCTCGCATCAAGTCTCCGCCGATGCCCTGATCATTGAATTTGTTTCCGCCTACATTCGCCTTTTGCGCGATGTGCCGGGGGCATTGCCGCGTAATCCTCTCGAGCCGATCGTTTCGGGTGCGCGTCGGAGATCACAGCAATGATCGGAGACAACGCCCTTGACAGCGCCAGCCGCTCACGCACGTTTGCAAAACGCCTAGACGATCCTCGGGATCCCAAATGCCCGATGCACCTGCGCCGGATCTGCGGCACCTGTGATCATTTCGACGGACATCTGCGCCAGGCCGGCCGCGCGCTGTGTAAAGTGTTCGATGTCGAGCAAAGCCCGAGCAAAGGCGCGAAAAACTGCAAGCAATGGGTGCGTAAGTGAGCGCGGCCGCAGCGCTCGCTGCTGAAATCATGGCACGCCCCGCTACCGACCGCCTCGGCTATGCCCTGGATCTGATCGACTACTATCTCGATCCCTTGCCGCCATTCTTTGATGCATTGCACGACATCGGCCTGCGCCTGTCGGCCAGCGATGCGCGTTTGCTGCATCTGCTTTACCGCCGGCGCGGTTCGTTTGTCTCCCTGCAGGCTTTGCTCGCCGCTGCTATGGGCGATCGGCCGGTTGCGGATTGGCCGGATATCTCGACCGTATATGCCCGGCTCTCAAATCTGCGCCGTGCCTGCAAGTGCGCCAGCCTGCCGATCGCCATTCGTGCCTGGGCCGGTATTGGCTACCGCCTCGAGGCTCCGGTCGATTTTGAACTCGAGGGGATGCGCCATGCGGGATGATCCACGCCTCGAGCAATGCCGCGCGATCCCGATCGGGGATATCGCAGATCAGCTTGGCCTCGAGCTCAAGCGCGTTACCGCGACCGAGCGCGCGGGCGGATGCCCGAGCTGCGGATCATCTGGGGCGCATTCCGACCGCTTTGCCGTCAATACCGCGCGCAATGTCTTTAACTGTCGCAAATGCGGCGCGGCCGGTGATCAGCTCGCCCTGGTGCAGCTTGCCCTCGGGTGTGATTTCAAATCAGCGCTGGCGCACCTGGCCGGCGAGCGGGATGTTTCGCTAGATCCCGAGGAAGCCGATCGCCGGCGCAAGAAAGCGGCCGAGGCGCGGGCGCAAAGCGAAAAGATCGAGGCCGAGTTTCGCGCGCGCGCCGTCAAAGACGCGCGCGAGATCTGGACGCGCGCCGAGGGCGGGGATCTCGATGCCGTCGAGGCATATCTCGAGGGGCGCGGGATCCGTTTCGATCGCTGGCCGCCGACCTTGCGCTGCATTGTCGATCATCCTTACCGCCGCAAAATCAAAGGCACCTGGCGCGAGCTGCATCGCGGGCCGTGCATGATCGCAGCGGTGCAGGACGCGCAAGGCCGCGTGCGCGCGGTGCATCAAACATGGATCGATCCGAGCAACCCCGGCCAAAAGGCCGCGATCGTGGATCTCAAGGGCGCGCCGATGCCGTCAAAATTGGTGCGGGGCAGCAAGAAGGGCGGGGCAATCCGTCTGACATCTGCGCCCGGCCTTGGCGGGGTTCTGGTGATGGGCGAGGGCATCGAGACAACGGCAAGCCTGCTGATGGTCGATGCCTATCCTGGCGCGTCTTTTTGGGCGGGTGTGGATCTTGGCAATCTTGCCGGCCTGCAAGTCAAAGAAGCCGGCAAGCGCGGTCACAGCGGGATCCCGAAAATGGACGATCCCGATGCCTTCGTGCCCCCGGCGCATATCGGCCGCCTGGTCTTTCTCGAGGATGGCGACAGCGCGCAGCCGGCAACCCGTCTGCAGCTCGTCTCGGGGCTGCGCCGCGCCATGGCTTTGCAGCCGCAATTACAAACCGAAATCGTCACCGCCCCCGAGGGCAAGGATTTTAACGACCTGATCAAAGGAGATTGAGACTATGGCCTCGCCTTACAAAATGAATCGGATGCCTCTGTTACCGCCTGACTGCGATCGCGAGCTGCGCGCGCGGTCGGTATTCGTCAACGGCCGCCGCGTGCCGCGTGCAAGCCTCGGCGTGCTCTTTCTGGCCGCTGTCGGTGCTTTGTCGATCGCCGGTTTTCTGGTCTTTCTGATTATTCGCTCGATCGGGGTGCCACTATGAGCGGGCGGCGCATGGTCGCTCCTGGCGCGATCGAATTGGCCTCCGGCGGGACATTCCCGTTTCAAGCCCCGTGGATGTCCGAGTTTACGGTCGAGGATGTCGCCAAGGGTCTAAGCCAGATCTGCCGGTTTACCGGGCAATGTGAGCGTTTCTATTCGGTCGCGGAGCATTCGGTGCATTGCTCTTACATCGTGCCAAAGCACCTCGAGCTGACGGCGCTTTGCCATGATGCCGCCGAGGCGTTTCTCGGTGATGTCTCGCAACCGCTCAAGGCGCTGTTGCCGGATTACAAGGCGCTCGAAAGTCTGGCCGAGGCATATGTGCTTCCCAAATTGGGCGCGCGCTATCCGCTGCCGGCCGACATCAAACGCGCCGATGTCGAAATGCTCGCGCTCGAGAAAATGCACGTTTTGCGATCGCTCCGGATCTGGCCGTCGCTGGCCGGTGTCAGTCAGGCGGCCGCGCGCATCGAGCATTGGGATCCTGAAACCGCCGCCAAAAAATGGCTCGAGCGATACGCCGAGCTCGGCGGCGAGAATTTCTAAGAAAAACGGCAGGCAGGGGAAAACGATATGGGTATCGAAGATATTAAGCAGGCCGTGGCATCGGCCGAAGCGATCGCGCCGGATCCGGATCTCAGGATATCTCCGGAGCGCGATGCCGATCGGATGCAACCCGACGATCGCCTAGATCGCGAGGATCCGACCGTTGAGGAAATAGCAGAGGTTTTTGCCGGTGAGTTGCCGCTCAATGACTACGGCAACGGCCAACGGCTTTTGCACTATTACGGCTCCGATATGCTGTTCGTGCCGCGCCTCGGTTGGTATCGCTGGAAAGAGCAGCGCTGGCTCGCCGACGAGGACGAGCTCACGGTGCGCCGCGATGCGCAGCGGGTTGCGGGCCGGATCCTCGGCGAGATCGAGCACCTGGCCTTACCGCCGGTCGAGCGTAACGCGCTGGATCTGGCGCTCGAGACAAAAGACCAGTTGAAAGCATTAGAGGCCCAAGCCTCGGGCGTGATGAAAGCCAAGGCGCGCGGCAAGGGCGAAGAAGCCCCCGAGCTGAGCGCCGAGGATCAAAAGTGCTTGCTCGAGCTGCGCGAGATCGCCAGCCGCGCGATCGAGATCCGCGCCGCATTCGGCCGGCGCAAGGCATCGCATCGGAACCACGCGAAAAGCTCGGGCAACACGTCGAAAATTACCAATATGCTGATCGAGGCGCGCCCCGAGAAAGCCTGCTCGATCAATGATCTCAATAAAGATCCGATGATGGTCAACGTCGCAAACGGCACGCTTAAATTCTCCCTCGATCTCGATCCGCACGATATCGAATGGGGGCAGCGCGAGCCGCGCTGGCAAGTGAGCCTGCTCGATCACAATCGCGACGACATGATTTCAAAGCTGATGCCGGTTGAGTATGACCCAACGGCCAAATGCCCGAATTGGCGCAAGTTCCTCGACACCGTACAGCCCGAAATCGAAATGCAGGAATTTCTGCAGCGGTATTGCGGCTATTGCCTGACGGGTTTGACCCGAGAACAAAAGATGGTGTTCAACTATGGCGGCGGTCGCAATGGCAAATCGACCTTTGTCGATACCCTCGCTTGGATCTTTGCAGACTACGGCACAACGGTCCCGATCGAGACGCTAACCGGCACCGAGCAGCGCAAGGGATCCGATGCGACACCGGATCTTGTCAAGCTGCCTGGCGCGCGGTTCGTGCGCGCCTCTGAGCCCGAGCAGGGAACGCAGTTCAAAGAGGCTTTGATCAAAGCGCTTACCGGCGGCGAGGCCATAATGATCCGGCGCATGATGCAGGAATTTGTCGAGGTTGTGCCCGAGTTCAAGTTGATGATCTCGGGAAACCATAAGCCCGAAATCCGCGGCTCAGATGATGGGATCTGGCGTCGGGTGTTGCTGATCCCCTGGCTTGTCCAGATCGCAAAAGAGGATGTCGATCGCAATCTGCCTGACATCCTCAAGCAAGAGGCACCGGGCATCCTGACTTGGCTGGTCGAGGGCTGCCTGCGCTATTTGCAAGAGGGGCTCGAGGAACCCGAGCAGATCCGCGCCGCGACCGAGGAATATCGCCAGGAAAGCGATAAGCTGCGCCTATTCTTGCAAACCGAGTGCCTAATCACCGGCGCGCCGGATGATTTCGAGCGCGGCCGAGATCTCGCCGATGCCTTTAACGCCTGGATGCTTGATCGCGGCGATGCGGTATGGGGCAAGCGGCAAATCGCAAAAGCTCTCAAAGCCCGCGAGGGCGTAGTCCAAGGGCCAGACGGGCAAAAATTCGCTTGGAAAAAACGCAGTGATAGCGGCTATGGCGGGATCCAGCTTACCAAGCCGGCGCGCAATCGCATTGCCGAGTATGGCGAGGAGCTGCGCTATGGCGCGGCACGCAAAGGCTGATGTCGCTGCGGCCGATCGTTGAGGGGCTGCCGTGCCGTGTCTGGGGCGGCGAGGATCCTGGCGGGCCTTATACGCATTTTGGGCAACGCGCCCTCGAGCGCGGGATCCGGTCTATACCCGGCGATGCCCTAAAGAGGCTGATCGAGCATTTCGCGCGTGAAGGCCATAGCGACATGCTCGAGCCGGTTTTCAATCTGCGCGGGGCTCATTGGTCCACATTGCAAGTGATGCGATTCATTGCGCCCGAGGGCGTGTTCTTAGCGGTGCTGTCCGAGGATCTCGACGCGGTAACGCTTTACGATCGAGATCTTATGCGATCGGTGCGCGCCAAGCGTAAATGGCAACGCCGAGGCGGCATGCGCAACCTGCAGCGCGCCGACCTATGACAGCCAAGGAACCCCCGCGCGAGCCGCTCCCGTGCGACATCTGCGGTGCGCCGCATGCGCCTTTCGGCTTTCAGTATCCAGGCGGGCGCAAGGCGCAGCGCCCTGGCAAGCGGTCGCTTTGGTCCTGTCGCGATTGCCGCGACCAGGCGCAAGAGCGCCGACGCAAAGCGATACAGCCGGCCGGGCTGTCCGATCGCGCACCAGATCAGCCCGCGCGGCGAGATCCTCCACCCTCCCTATTCGACAGTTAGCTTTAGAGCTGCCAATAGCGCCCCAAAACATAGCGGTTGACATGAATCCGGTCTTTGCGCCATAGATTCAGGGCAGGTTGCGAAATGGTGGCCTGTCGGGATTGGCATCCTGAACAACGTAGGCGCTCGACAAGCCGCGCTATTCAGTGCGGCTTTTTTATGGTCGGGCGGCCGGAAGCTCTTCGGAGCGCCGCTTCCTACGGGCGGTATGCCAATTCCGTGTCGTCCGGCCACCAGAGATTGGCATCTTAGTGGTCGGTTAACCCTGATCGTAGGAGGCCGCTATGAGCGCCCACCCCCTTTATTGTCTTGAAGATTTCCAAACCAAACTTGCCCGCGCGCAATCGCTTGCTCGGCAGATCCAGAATATCGCGTTGAATACCGACGCGAGGGATGCAGCGGAAGATCTGGATATGATCGACGCGATTTCCGAAGCGTTAAGCCATCGCATGGCGTCGATGATTGAGGACGCGCATGCCGCGCACCGCCAATTGTCTCATGCGCTCAATAGTTTCGATGCGCTGTCGGATGCCTTTGCCGAAATGGGGGGTGATAATGAATAATCTAGCATTCTCATTCGGAGCTTATGCCTTGCGTGTCCATGTAGACAGTGAAGGCTTTCCCTGGTGGGTTGGCGCGGATGTATGTGCGGCTCTTGAAATTGCCAACAACCGCGACGCTTTGGGTGGACTGCCCGAGAGTGAAAAGGGTGTCGAAATTATCGACACCCCTGGCGGCCGACAAAATATGCTGACTGTTAATGAGCCGGGTCTGTATAGGTTGATTTTCAGGTCGCGAAAACCGGCGGCCGAAGCGTTCAAGAATTGGGTGCTTCATGAGGTATTGCCACAAATACGCCGTGCCGGGCGCTACGAGATCCCGGTCGACGCCGCGCGGCATGACCCCCCCTTGTCGGCCGATTACTGGCTTGGCCTTGTGCGGGAGGTGCGCCTGACCCATGGGCGCGCGGCCGCTGCGCGTATTTGGTCAAACAGCCCTCTGCCTCAGGTGCCAGCTATGACGTCAACGCTGTCTGACGTCGATCAGCTCTGCGTCGACTACCTCGAAAATCACTGCAGAATAACCGGAAAACGTCATGATTTCGTTAGATCGAGCGTGTTGATCAATGAAATCGAAAACTACTGCATGCGTCGGGCTGTGCCTTGGCCAGGTGATCGCTCGGTGTCTGTCGCGCTGCGGCGTGTTGCGGTCATGTATCGAGATCGGGAAACAGGCTTAAGCATGTGGCCAGTCAAGCGATCGGACACCGGATATAGCGGCATAAAAATTCACTCAGTTTCCCTATTCGACAGTTAGGCGGCCCCGCGGGCCGCTCTCTTATGAATACTTCGCGGCCGTAGGCCGCGGCTTTCTGATCGCCTTACCAAAGATCGAGCCGGCGCTTGACGGGGTGCGGGCCGGCCGCTGCGCGCGCCCCGATTCCCCACAAACTCCCCTCCCTCTCCCCCTCTCCCCCCTAAAATATCATGCGTCGATCCCATGGATCCCGCTTTGCGGGATCAACGAAATGGGTCGATCGGCAAACTTTGGCGATAAAAATCAAGCGCTTGCGGATTTGAAATGGCGTTACGGGATCGACGGGAACGACTTTCGGGAGGATCCCTATTATGAAACGGGGTAAGGGGGGGAAGGCGAAAAAGAAAAGTTGGTTCTGCGTGTAGCCTCTGGTTTTCGTTCCCGTCGATCCCGTAAAGCGAACATTTGCGTTTATTATCAAAGTATTGCGTCTTTCCCGTCGATCCCGTTTCGATCCCCGTCAATCCCATAAAGAGACAGTCGATCCCATAAGAAAACTAGATATAGATATTCTAAATATCTCTTGTCTAAATATGGAGATTGATTGAATGGCTTATGCTGATGTTGCTCTAAACCGTGATCGCGCTCGGGCTCGGTCTGTTGTCGAAAGCCTCTCGCGCCGCCTGCTTTCGGCTGTCGCTGCGCGCCGCCAAGGCATCGGATCCGGCGAGGGCGCGCGCGCGCCCCTGGCGCTCGGTCAGCCGCGCCGCTCCCTCTCGGCCATCACAGAAGCCAAAGCCGGCCCTACCGGCCCCGTTGAGGCTGCGGTCACGCCTCTAGGCTATAAGACGGCACGGGCCGCCATGCCGCCGTTCCTGGCACAGATGGACCGGCACGATCCAAAGCTGCAGGCCGCGACCATGCTCGCCGATGCCGTCGAGCGGATCGGCTCGATCAAAGGCGGTGACATGGGGGGCGGTGACCTTAAGGGCGGAATATCTGACGGCGGTGCAACGACCCGCGTTAAGCACGCGGCGCGGCTGCGATTGATCGAGGCGCTGGCGAATGGCTGGCCTGTCGATCGCAGTCATGGGGCTATCATGAAGGGCGCTGAGTGCGTTGTGATGGAGGTGCGTCGACAGCGTGGAATTGCCAAGGATATAAGGGCGATGCGGCTGCTCGAGCTGATCTGCATCGAGGGCTTGGATATGCGTCAGATCCTCGACCTACACGGTTGGTCAGGTCATAGCAGAGAACGCAAGGCGCTTGGTGCGGCTGCGTCTGTTCTGCTCGATGATGTGGCCGAGGGGCTTGGCTTGGGCCGTGGTCGCTGAGAAAGAGCTCTTGACGCTTAAGGTCAGCCAAACCTAGAAACAAAACAACGGTGATGATCTGCGCCTCGAGGGGTTCAAGGATCATCACCGCGAAATCAACTTACATTTTGCGGGGCAAGTCATGTGTCACGTCTAAAGACGGTGCCGAGCCGCTTAACGGCACCAGCGCCGCGCCTCGGCGCGGTTGCGGCAAGTCCAAAGGAACAAGATCGAGCGCGCGACCAGCTCAAGCCCTGGCGCGCTTGGTACAGCCTCAAGCGTTGGAAGGATCTAAGGCGAAAGATCCTGGCGCGCGATGCCTACACCTGCACGCAAACCGGCGTTGCACTGGTGGGCAAGGCACCCGCCCCAAACAGCCCCGTTGTGGACCACATTCGCGAGCACAACGGCGATCCCTTCCTGTTTTGGGATGAGGATAACCTGCAGGCGGTAAGCAAGCAGTATCACGACACCGAAAAGCAGCGCATCGAGCGCGCCCGGCACGGCTGACCTCTCCGCCCTCGCGCATGGGGGGTGGGTCAAAAGTCAGAAAAGCCCGGCACGCCACACCTGTTATGCCCTAAGTCGGAGAATTTTTTCCCATGGCCGATGAATTTCCGCCCCAAGGGGCATCTGTTGACCTGTTCGGGAATGAGATCTTGCCGATGCGCGATCGCCGCGGTCGGCCAAGTTTTAAAAAAACTAAGGAAAATCAAGACTTTGTGGCGGTTCGCGCCGCTGCAAATTGGAATCAGGACATGATTGCAGAGGCGCTCGGCTGTGATCCTAAGACCTTACGCAAGAATTTTTCCCGCGAGCTGTCGCAAGGGGCTTTGCTGATCGACGGCCTATGCCTCGACGTGTTGCTACGCGGCGCGCGTGAAGGGCACACGCCATCGGTCAAAGCGCTGCAGGCGCGGCTCGATCGCGTCTCGCCTGGCGCGCCGCGTGCGGCTGGAAAGGAAAAACCTGAGCAGCCGGTGAAAGCTGAAAAGCTCGGCGTCAAAGAAAAGCGCTTGAATGATGCGACCAAGCCGCAGGCCGATTATGGATCGCTCTATGATCGTATCCCGCGACAGTGAGCGATCTTTCCTGGGCCGCGTGCCCTGACTGGTGGGAAAAGCTACAAGCCGGCGCAACGCCAATCCCTGCGCTAGATCTCGATGAAAATCTCGCCGAGATTGCCGTTGCCTTGTTCGACAAGCTTGTTGTGCCGGATATTCCAGGCCAGCCGACAATGGGCGAGGTGGCCGAGGAATGGACACGCGACATCGTGCGCGCGGCCTTCGGTTCGGTCAATTCCGATGGGGCGCGCCTGGTCGGTGAAATCTTTACGCTGGTGCCTAAGAAAAACACCAAGACGACGCTCGCGGCGTGCATCGGCTTGATCGCATTGCAGATGAATACGACGCCCAACATTCGCGGGATCATTGTCGGGCCAACGCAATCGGTTGCCGACACTTGCTTTGCCCAAATGCAGGGCATGATCGAGGCCGACGAATGGCTTTCAAAGCGGTTCAAAGTTGACGAGCACAAAAAGACGATCACCGATCACTATCCGGATCCCAAGACGGGCCGGCCGCTTAACGCAAAATGCAAAGTCACCAGCTTTGATCCTGCAGTAACAACCGGGTCGATCCCGGCTTTTGCAATCCTCGACGAGCTGCACCTGATGGCCGAGCGGCATTTTGCGGCGCGGGTGATCGGTCAGATCCGGGGCGGGATGATTACGAACGCGCGTAGCTTGCTGGTGATCATCACGACGCAAAGCGAGATCCCGCCGCAAGGGGTTTTCAAAAGTGAGCTCGAATATGCGCGCAAGGTGCGCGACGGCAAGATTGTCGAAGATGTCCGGATGCTGCCGGTTCTCTATGAGTTCCCGCAAGAAATGCAGGGCGACGAAAAACAGCCTTGGAAAGATCCGGCAACCTGGGGCGCGGTGCTGCCAAATCTCGGCCGGTCAATCACGATCGAGCGGCTGATCCCCGAGTTTCGCAAGGCCGCCGACACCAGCGCCGAGGAGCTGGCACGGTGGGCAAGCCAACACTTAAACATCGAGATCGGCCTCGGGCACCATACCGGCGGTTGGGTCGGTCAAACCTATTGGCCCAAAGCTGCAGATCCGGAGCTGAGTTTAGAGGCTCTGCTCGAAAGCTCGGAAGTTGCGACGATCGGGATCGACGGCGGCGGCATGGATGATTTGCTCGGCCTCGCGGTTCTCGGCCGGCACCGCCAAACAAAGCGTTGGCAATTATGGGTCGCGGCATGGGCACACGACATCGTGCTCGAGCGGCGCAAAAGCATCGCGGCGCGCCTGCAGGATCTCGAGCGCGACGACGCGCTCACGATTTGCACGCATCCGACGCAGGATGTCGATCAGCTTGTCGAGATCGTGCTGCGGGTTCACAGCGCCGGCATCCTGCCCGAGCGCGGCGGCATCGGCCTCGATCCCGAGGGTGTCGCGGCGATCGTGGATGCGCTGCAGGGCGCAGGCATACCGCACGATACGCTCGCGAGCGTAACGCAAGGCTACAAGCTCAACGGTGCAATCAAGGGCACCGAGCGCAAACTATTTGACGGATCCTTGCGCCATTGCGGCCAGCCCTTGCTTGGCTGGTGCGTGGGCAATGCCAGGACCGAGGCAAGGGGAAACGCGGTGATTGTCACAAAAGCAGTAAGCGGCGCGGGCAAAATTGATCCGCTGATGGCCGCCTTTAACGCGGTTTATCTTATGAGCCTGAACCCGGCCGCTGCGCGTCGGGATCTGTCGGCGTTTCTGTCCAATCCGGTGATGTCCGTATGATCGGCCGCGCGCTCAAAGGAGCCTGGGCCGGCATGCGCATGGCGCTCGCCGAGGGTGAAAGCGGCTGGGAAAATGTTGATCTCGATGCGCTGCGCGCGGGCGGCGGGTTTAAAAGTCACGCCGGGCAACCTGTCACAGCGTCAACGGCGATGTCGATCTCGGCCGCCTGGTCTTGCGTTAAAAGCAATTCGCAGCTCGTCGGATCCTTGCCGCTCGCCTTGTATGAGAAAGACAGCAACGGCAAGCGCGTCAAGATCGAGGATCGTCTCGCCGAGATCCTGACGGTATCGCCGAACTCGGATCAAACGGCATTCGAGTTTTGGGAAAGCCAGGAAGCGCAAAAGCTTTTGCACGGCAACAGCTACGCCGAAAAACTTTTTATTGGCGATCGGCTTGTCGGATTACGGCCGCTGCTCGACACAACGCCGGTGCGCAATGCTGACGGCCGGTTCGAGTATCGCTACCGCGACCGGGGCAAGATGTACACGCTGCCGGCGAGTAAGGTGTTTCATATGCGCGGCTTTGGCGGCGGCGACGGCCTCGGCCTCTCGGCGATCAAGCATGGGGTGCATAGCTTTGGATCGGCTTTGGCGGCAGATCAAACAGCCGGCACCATGTTTAAAAATGGCATGGTCGCGAGCGGCGTTTTGAAATCCGACCAGGTGCTCGATGAAAAGCAACGTGCGCAGCTTCAAAAGTTGCTCGATCACTACACGTCGAGCGCCAAGGCCGGCAAGATTATGACGCTCGAGGCGGGGCTCGAATACCAGCCTTTGCAGATCAATCCCGAGGATGCGCAGCTTTTGGAGACGCGCCGCTTTCAAGTCGAGGATGTCTGTCGCTGGTTTGGCACGCCGCCGGTGGTGATCGGTCACGCGGGCCAAGGTCAAACAATGTGGGGCTCGGGCGTCGAAGCGATAATGCTGGCTTGGCTTACCCTGGGGATCAATCCGCAACTGCGACGCAACGAGGCACGGATTGCAAAAGACCTGATCCCGCCGGGCAAGCGCGGCCGCTGGTATGTCGAATGGAACCGCGAGGCGATGCTGCAAATGGACAGCAAAGCAAAGGGCGAGTTCCTAAGCAAAATGACCACTACCGGAATTATGAGCCGAGACGAGGGTCGCGACAAATTGAACATGGCGCGCCGTGGTGGTGCTGCCGACGAATTGACGGCGCAAACAGCCCTCGCGCCGATCGACAAACTTTGAAGGATCCGCACCGATGACAAAACGCAATTTACCAACCGCAAAAATCTCTGCCCGGTCGGGCGTTTCGTCGGATATTTCGCCCAAAGCTTTGCAGCGCTGGTGCCCCGAGGTGCGCGCGGCGCTCGAGGGCGATCAGCCGACGATCTCGGTGCTGGATCCGATCGGCTCGGATATGTGGGGCGATGGGGTGACGGCAAAGCGGATCGGTGCAGCTCTGCGCGCGATCGGCTCGGTGCCGGTGACGGTGAACGTCAACAGCCCCGGCGGTGATTATTTCGAGGGGCTCGCGATCTACAACTTGCTGCGCGAGCATCCCGAGCGGGTGACGGTCAACATTCTGGGGATCGCGGCCTCGGCCGCTTCGGTGATTGCCATGGCGGGCGACGAGGTGCGGATCGCGCGCGCCGGGTTCCTGATGATTCACAATACCTGGATCGGGGCGGCTGGCGATCGGCACGGGCTGCGCGAGGTTGCCGATTGGCTCGAGCCATTCGATGCGACGGCCGTCGAGATCTATGCGGCGCGCACCGGCATCGCGACAGCGGATCTCGCAGTGATGCTCGATCGCGAAACCTGGATTGGCGGGCAATCCGCGATCGACCAGGGTTTTGCCGACACTTTGTTGCCTGCTGACATGCTCGACACCGCCGATGATGCGGGCACGGCCTCGATGCGGGCCGAGCGTAAATTTGACCTGCTCGCGGCGCGCGCGGGTCTAACAAATTCTGCGCGGCGCGAGCTGCTGCAGGATCTCAAGACCGGCAAGCCAGGCGCTGCCGGAAACGACACGCCGGGCGCTGTCGAAGTTGAGCAGGGGCTTTCGGAGCTGCTGCAATCGTTCAAATCCTTTGGAAAGGAAAACCCATGAAAAAGATGATGATGCCAGCCGTTTCGCTGGCCGCCCTGGCTGCAGCAACGGCCATGCCATCGGCTGTTGTCGGCGCGCCCCGCATGGAAGCGGCCGGCGGTGTCGAGGCGCTGCTGAAACAGGTTCAGCAAGAGGTGAACCGCGTCGGCGATGATGTGCGCCGCGCCGGTGAGGATGCGCTTAAACAGCAAGCCAAAACCGGCGAAGTGACGGCCGAGGCGAAAAACACCGCCGATAAGGCGCTGAAACAATACCACGAGTTGAACAACGCGGTTAGCAACCTGACGGGCAAGCTCGAGGCGCTGGAAACGCGCAACACGGATCTTGAGCAACACTATGCCGGTCAAGGCCGGGGCGGTGCAACTGCGGTGTCGGTCGGTCAGGAAATCGCAACTAGCGAGGATCTGAAAAACTACATCGAGCGCGGTGCGCAAGGTGGTTTGACGCTGCGCCCGACCAACGCGATCACAACGGTCAGCGGTGCGACAGGTGGTTTGATCGTGCCTGATCAGGATCGCCAAGTCACAAGCATGCCGATGCAGCGCCTGGCCGTGCGCAGCCTGTTGTCGCAAGCGACGACCGAAAGCGATCTGGTCAAATACGCGCGCCAAACGGTGCGCACGTCTGGCGCGGCACCAACGGCCGAGGGCGGCACCATGCCCGAGCTGGTGGTCAAATGGTCTGCAGAAGAAGCGGCCGTGCGCAAGATTACTGCGATTGTGCATGCGTCCGATGAAGCGCTCGCCGATTCCGGCCAGCTTCGGTCTTTGATTGATCAAGAGCTGAACTATGATCTCGATCTGGAAGAAGAATCACAGATTGTCGCGGGTGACGGCGTGGGTCAAAACCCTCTGGGCATGCTTTCGGTTGCTGCAACTTTTGCCGCCCCTGCTGGCCTGCCCAACGAAACGCGGATTGACCGCCTGCGATTGGGGTTGCTGCAAATCGCGCTGTCCAACTATGCCGCCGATGGTGTGACGATTAACCCGATTGATTGGGCGGGGATCGAGCTGCTGAAAGATGCGCAAAAGCGCTATATTTTCGGCAACCCGAATGAGCTGGCAACGCCGCGCCTTTGGGGTCTGGATGTGGTGCCAACCCTGTCGCATGCGCAAGGCGAGTGGATGGTCGGTGCGTTCCGCATGGCCTCGACAATCTACGATCGCCAGGAAAACGAGATCCTGATCTCGAGCGAGCACGGCACCAACTTTGTCGAAGGCATGAAAACCATTCGCGGCACCAAGCGGATCGCCCTGGCGCATAAGCGCCCCGGTGCTTTGGTTACTGGCGACTTTACGTTCATCTAATCGACAGGCCGCTTTGCGGCGGTGAATGAGCCAGGCTGCGGCAATACGTGCCGCAGCCGATCGCAACTTTTCCTTTAGGGGGTTCCCATGCTTTTGAAGATGAAGCGCACACAAAAGACCATTATCGGCCGGCTGCTGATGGGTGAAACCTACGGTTTTGACCAATCAAACCCGAAACAGAAAGAGGTAGCGGCGAGCCTGATCAAACGCAGTATGGCCGAGCAAGTGGATGCCAAACAGCACGCCAAGGATCTCGCCAATGTCAAAAGTCTTGTGTCTCCGGATCAAGCCGCTGCTGACAAGGCCGCTGCTGACAAGGCCGCTGCTGACAAGGCCGCTGCTGACAAAGCCGCTGCTGACAAAGCCGCCGCTGACAAAGCTGCAGCCGATAAGGCCGCCGCGAAGTGAGCCAGCTCACGATCGCAGATATCAAACGCCATTGCTCGGCGTTTGATTTTGACGACGACGACGCGCTGCTCGATGATTTGCACAAACAGGCCGAGGAATTTGTGCAAAAGTATCTGCGCCGCGATCTCGACATCGAGCTGCCCGGCCAATGGCCCTTAGGCTGCACCGGCGCGGTCAAGATGCTGGTGGCGCATTGGTACGATCACCGCTCTGCCGTCTCGGAGGTTTCTAATTTCGAGGTGCCCTTTGGCGTGCGAGATTTGCTTGCGCAGTATCGGGATTTGAGCGGATGAAAGCGCCGCGCGCGGGCGAGCTGAAATGGGTTGCGCAATTTCGGCGCGCGAGCCTGGTCGATGATGGCTTTGCAGATGTCGAGAATTTTGCCGATCACGGCACGACCAAGCGGGTCAAAAAGCTTGAGGTCAGCGACGGCGAGCGCTGGCGTGCCGCGCAAGTGAGCGCGACGATCACGGCGCGGTTTCAGATCCGCAGCACGGCATTCGCGCGCGATCTTACGCCGGCCGATCGCTTGATTGTCGAGGGCGTCGAGTATGGCATTAACGGGATCCGCGAAATGGACGCCGGCCGCCAACGGTGGCTTGAGATCTCGGCAACTGCAGAGATCAAAACCGCGACATGAGCATGACGGTCAAGCTCTCCGGATTTTCGGAGCTCGAGAAAAAACTCGACCAGCTCACGAAAGCCGCCGGCAAGGGTGTCTTGAGCCGCGCGCTGAAAAAAGCGGCGATGCCGATCGCTGATGCCGCCAATGATTTCGCGCCGGTTGGATCGACCGGCGGCTATGCGCAATCCTTCAGCTACTCGACCAAGCTCACAAAGCGGCAACGCGGTTTGCATCGCAAGATGTTTCGCGACGACAAGGCCGCCGTCGAGGGGTTCGTCGGCACGTCAGATCCCGCCGGTGTCCAGCAAGAATTTGGCAATATCAATCACGGGCCGCAGCCCGCGCTGCGCCCGGCATGGGATGGCGGCCGCGAGAAATTGCTCGAGGATCTCGGGCGCGAGCTCTGGACCGAATTCGAGAAATCAGCGGCTCGAGCTGCGCGCAAAGCAGCAAAAGGGTAACCGATGGAAGAACAGATCAGGGCGCTACTGCGCGGCGATGTCGCTGTCGCAAGCCATGTCGCGCAGCGGGTCAATTTTGGCGCGCATCCCCAAGGCCAGCCTTTGCCGGCAATCGTGCTCAATACGATTAGCGACCTAGAAGGTGTCACGCTCTCAGGCCCTAGCGGGCTGAGCGACGGCCGGATCCAGGTCGATTGCTATGCGCTGCAATATGGTGCTGCCAAACTACTTTCTCGCGCCGTCAAGAAAGCCTTGAACGGATACAGCGGCGACGGGATTCAAGGTGTCTTTCATGCGGGATCGCGTGACAGCCGCGAGGGCGGAACGAATGAGGCCGATCGGCCTTATCGCGTCTCGCTCGATTTCACTCTCACTTACTCAAACTAGGAGGCTCTACACATGAGCAAACAAATTATCGCGTATGGGGCTACCGTTGAGCGCTCCATTGATGGCGGGACAACTTTTCTGCCGATCCCCGAATGTGATGGCATTGCGATCCCGATGGTCGAAACCGACTTTCAGGACGTGACCAGCCTCGACAGCCCGAACGGGTTTCGCGAATACATCAAGGGCTTGAAAGATGCCGGCGTGATCAGCTTGCCTTGCGGCTATACCTCGGCGGGTTACGAGCAACAGCTCGCGGATCAAGCGCTAGATGTGCCGGTGCAATATCGCACCACGTTGAAGGCAGCGCCCGGCCAAAGCTCGGGCGATGTGTTCGAGTTCAGCGGCTTTCCGACGCCTCAAGTCGAAGGCGGCGACATCGGTGCGCCCGTTAAAATGAGCGTGTCGATCCGGACAACCGGCGATGTGTCCTGGGTGAAAGGGGCGGCCACAGTATGACCTCTAAGCGCGGCACAGTAAGCTTTAAAGCGGGGGGCGTGTCTTATCAGGCACGCCTTACCACAAACGCAATGATCCGGTTTCAGGACGCAACCGGGCAAAGCGTGATCGACGCCTTTGCGTCGATGGATGGCAAGAGCGCCGATATCAAAGGCATTCGCGATCTACTTTGGGTCAGCCTGGAAGGCGATCACACGCAAGAAAACGTCGGCGATCTGATGGATGAAATCGGTTTTGTCGAGGCGGGCCGGATCATCGGCGAGATCGGCCGCGCTGCTTTCCCGTCCAGTGAGCCCGAGGATGGGGCGGCGGATCAGGGAAACGGCAAGGCGGGCAAGAAAGCCCGCTAAATCAGGATCCGATCGACAGCCTGCTTTCGGATTGGCTGGCGCAGGGTCAAAACTATCTGGCGTTCTATGATCTGACACCGCGCGAGATTGTGATGATCTTGCGCGGTGGCGTTGAAAAGGCGCGTGCCGAGAATGACATCGCGCAGCAACGCAACTATGAGCTCGCGACCCTGGTCGCCTTTGCGTTTCACGAACCGGACAATATCCCAAAATTTGGCGGATCCGCGCAGGATGAAAAACAGGTGTCCGATGAAGTCGCGCAAGCTCAAGTGCGCGGTTTCTTTATGGCCCTGGCGAACAAATCAGCCGGCTAGATCTCTCGCAAGTTGACCAGGCGAAGATCTTGGCCGTCTGCTTTCAAGCTGCAATCCCATTTTGAAATAATTCGTGCGCCGAAACTGTTCGATGCGCGGAATTCGGGTGCAACCCTGACGTCGCTGCCATTGATTGAGGCGGGCCAGGTTGCATACCAAGTGCCGCTGCTCATGCCCCAATCTGCGCTGTCGGGATCTTTAAGCCGGCGCGCGATTTCATCACGGCAGATCAGCCGAGCATTCGACTGTAATTTTTCCGCCTCCGAGATTTCGGGCTCAGTGTCAGCGCTACGCATGATCCCAATGAAAAGAGCCGAAAAAGCCACAAACACCAGAAACACGCAGATCGCGGCCGTTTTCAAAATCAGTTTCAAAGCTCGCAACTAAATATCCTTTTTTGAAGGGGGTTATGTATATGGCACAATCAGTTATTGGCGCGCTACGTGTCAACCTCGGGCTCGACAGTGCCAAGTTTAGCCGCGGCTTGTCGGAAGCCCAAAAAAGCATGCAAGTGGCGCGCAAGCAGTTTGCGGCCGTGGCTGGCGTTGCGGCCGCCATGGGTGCTGCGATCTCTGCAGCGGCACTTGCCGGTGCGCGTGACATCGACCGCGCTGCGAAATCCGCGCGCCGGCTCGATAGCACGGTCGGGGCATTTCGGGCGCTCGAGCTGGCAGCCGGCGAGGCGGGGGTAAACCTTTCTGGCCTGGCGAATGATGTCCAGACAATGAACCGCGAGCTTGCCAACGTGGGCAAGACAGGCAACGCCAAGCGAGCGCTCGATGCCTTGGGGCTGTCGGCCGGTGAGCTGCAGGGGCTCGATGCCGACGAAAAGCTCGCCACGATCGCGGATCAGGTGAAAAAGCTCGGCCTCGATGCCGGCCAAACGACAGCCGTTTTGCGCGACTTGGGGATCCGCAATCGTGAAATGGCGTTGCTTGTCCTGGGCGGCGGCGATGCGATCCGCGCCGCGCGCGGGGATATCAAGGAATATGGCCTCGAGCTGACTAAAATCCAGTCGACCGGCATCGAGCGCGCCAATGATCAGATCGGCCGTTTGGGGCTGATCACGCAATACGCCGGGCAACAGCTTGCACTGTCTCTTGTGCCTGCAATGGGCCAGCTCGCCGAGGCGCTCACAAACAGCTTGCGCGAGGGCGGCGCATTGCGTGCCATGATCGACGGTCTGGTCGGGAACCTCGATCGGCTTTCGACCTATGTCGCGGTTGCGGTCGCGGGTTTTGGGGTCAAATACGTGGGCGCAATGGCGATGGCGGCGCTTTCGACGGCGAGCTTGTCCAAGGCGCTGATGTTTTTGCGCGGTGCCTTGATCCGGACGGGGATCGGCGCGCTGGTGGTCGGTGCCGGCGAGCTGGTCTATCGGTTCGCGCGCCTGGTGAAAGCCTCGGGCGGCTGGGGCAATGCGCTGTCGGCGCTTGGGGATCTCGCGGCCGGCGTTTGGCAAGGTATCCAGACAAGCGCGAGCGCGATCCCGCCGGCATTGGGCGCGGTTTGGAAAATGGTCGCCTCGAGCTTTTACGGGATGATGTCGGGGCTGCAGGAAAGCTGGTCGCGTTTCCTCGGCAGCTTGGGCGCGGATCTGTCCGACATCCCCGGCATGGGCAAGTTTGCCGATGCAATCCTCGAGACATCGGGCAAGGCTGCGGCCGGGATGTCCGAATTTGATGCGAAGGCGCAGGCTGCGGCAAACAGCGCGTCGGCATTGAAGGCCGAGGCATCGGCGCTTGCGGCCGAGGGGTTCCAGCAAGCCAAGGACGCGGCGGCCAAGCTTGCCGCGATCGTATCCAACACGGCCGACGAAACGGACGGCGGGGCCGAGGCAACCGAAAACCTAAACGACGCGCTCGAGGATCTCGGCGGCTCGACGGGATCCGGCGGATCCGCTGGCAAAGCAGCTAAAGCGCTCGAGAAGGTCAAAACAGAGGCCGAGGCGTATCAGGATGCTTTGAAAGAGGCCGCCAATACATCCGAGGACATCGGCACCGAAAAGGCGCGGATCCTGGTCGGTGGGATCGACAGCATTGCAAACGCCTTTGGCGATTTCATTGGCGGCGGCTTGAAGGGGTTCAAGGGCTTTACAGAGTCGATCCTCGACGGGTTCAAGGGCATGATCAGCCAAATGATCGCGCTGGCCGCGAAAAACCGGATCATGTTCAGCCTGGGCATCGCGCCCGCAGGGGTGGGCGGTGCAGCGGCTGCAGGCGTGCCAGGCGTTGCCGGTATGCCTGGCGCGGGCGGGATCCTGGGCAGCCTCGGGGGCGGTGCCGGTGGCGGCGGGCTGCTTGGCGGGATTACAAGCGGCATCGGCGCTTTGACAAGTGGCCTCGGGGCAGGTTTCAACATGGCGCTCGGCGGGTTTGCTTCGGGCGGCATTGGCGGCCTGGGCAGCGTGATCTCGACGCAGCTCGGCGCTGCAACCGCGTCCGTTGGGGCATTTGGCGCGGCACTCGGCGCGATTGCTTTGCCGGTTGCTGCGGTGGCGGCCGTGTTCAGTTTCTTTAAGAAGAAAACAAAGGAGCTCGACGCGGGCTTGCGCGTGACGATCGACGGGCTCGATGGTCTGGTCGAGACGTTTAAGGTAATCGAAACCAAAAAGTTTTGGGGGCTGAGCAAGAAGGTTAGCACGTCGTATCAGGCGGCAGCCGATGAAACCGCAAAGCCGCTGCTTTCGGCGATCGACAGCATTGCGCAGAGCGTGATCGGCCTCGGCGATGTCTTTGGCTTTGCCAGCTCCAACATCGACAACGCAAGTTTTCAGTTCAAGATCTCGACCAAGGGCAAGAGCGACGAGGAAATCCAAGAGGCGATTGCCGAGGAAATGGATCGGCTCGGCGATGTCTTTGCGGATTCGATCGTCGGCACGTTCGATGAAGTCGTGACAAAGGTCACCAGCAACGGCAACTTGACCGGCCTCGCGGCGCTTTTCTCTAAATCCGGCGGGGTGGTCACGGAAACGATCAGCCATGTAAACGAAGAATTCGAGGCGCTTAAGAAAGAGGGCGAGGGATCTTTCGAGGCGCTAAGCCGGCTTGTCAGCTCTTTGACATCGGTCAATGCCGTCATGGATACCCTGGGGGGCACGCTTTACGAGGTGAGCCTTGCTGGCGCTGATATGGCGAGCGGTCTAGTCGATATGTTTGGCGGGCTCGAGGCGATCCAATCGGCAACCTCGGCCTATTATCAGGCATTCTACACCGAGCAAGAGCGCCTCGATATCCTCACGCGCCAGCTTACCGGCACGCTGTCGGATCTCGGCCAGGTAATGCCCGAAACGCGCGCGCAGTTCCGCGCGCTGGTCGAGGCGCAAGATCTCACGACCGAGGCGGGCCGGGCGATGTTTGCGGCGCTGGTCGGGCTGGCTGGTCAGATCGACAGCATTTTGCCAGCTTTTGACAGCCTGTCCGACAAGCTCGGCGATCTGGTCGCGAATGCGATCGACGGCGCGCTTGCACCGATCGACGCGCAGATCGAGGCATCGAATGCGGCCGCAAATCAAGCGCGCCAATCCGCAACCGCATTTTTCCAGTTGGCGGAAAGCCTGCGATCGACGGCGAGCAGCATCGGGGGCGTTCAATCTGCATCGGATCTCGCGGGGGCAAGCCAGCGGTTTGCATCCCTGTTTGCGCAAGCGATCGGCGGGGATCTCGATGCTCTGGGGGATCTCGGCGGCGCGGGGTCTGCCCTGGCGACAGACAGCGCGGGCTTTGCCCAAACGGCAACCGAGCTGCGCCGCATCGAGGCGAGCATTGCAAGCCAGCTCGGCCAGGCTGCGGCGGTATCCGAGGCGCTTGGCCTGGGCGCTGATTATCAAGCGCTGTTGTTTGACGTTCAAACGGCCGCGCTCGAAGAAACGCGCGCGCTATTAACGCAAGGCGACATCACGCAAGAGATCCTGCTCGAGCAGGCGGCCTTGCTTGAAAACATAGCCCGCCAAATCGTCAACAGCACTGATCTACAAGTTGCCGTCAGTCGAGACGCCTCGGGCAAAGCTTTGGCGGCGCTGGTCGATAATGCCGGCTCTATCATCGGATCTCTGTCGGCCGAGGGTGCAAAAGGCATTGCCGCACTGCAGGGCCAAACCGCAAACGTCAACGCCGCGACAGCGGCCGCTGCTCTGGGGCTGTCGGCGCGCATTGTCTCGAGCCTGGACGGTAACAGCGACGGGATCATTTCGGCGCAAGAGCTGCAGGCCGCCTCGATCGTTAGCACGTATCGCAGCACGGTGAATTCGCTTGCGGCCGCGATCGACAGCAACGGCGCAATGACGACCGCGCAGATCCGCGCCTCGCTTGCCGGCAAGGCAACGGATGCCGAGATTTCGGCCGTGATCTCTGCCGTCGATCGGAACAAGGACGGCGTGGTTTCGGCCGAGGAAATCGCAGCCGCGCGCGTGCTGTCGGGGATCAATCAAGGCACGCTCGAGCAAGTGCGCGCCCTGGCCGGTGTCAACACCGCGACAGCGGCCGCAGCTCTGGGGGTGTCGGCGAGCATTGTCTCGAGCCTGGACGGTAACAGCGACGGGATTATTTCGGCGCAAGAAATGCAGGCCGCCTCGATCGTCAGCGCCTATCAAAGCACGGTGATTTCGCTCGCATCCGCGATCGACCGCAACGGTGCAATGACGACCGAGCAGATCCGCACCTCGCTTGCCGGCAAGGCATCTGATGCCGCGATCTCGGCCGTGATCTCTGCCGTCGATCGGAACAAGGACGGGGTAGTTTCGGCCGAGGAAATTGCGGCCGCGCGTATGCTGTCGGGGATCAGTCAGGGCACGCTCGAGCAAGTGCGCGCCATGGCCGGGCAAAACGGTGTTTTCGCAAATGCGATCACCGGCCAAACGGCCAGCGTCACGGGCAGCCAAAACCTGACCAACGCCGAGCTCGGCAAGGTGCAGGATCTACAAGGCGAGACGGTCAGTATTACCGAGCTGGTCGAGCGCGCTGTTGCCGGCAATGAAAACCTGACATCTGCCTTGCTCAATCGTATGGCGGCGGGGATCTCTGTCGCGGGCGTGCCGTCGATGGTGTCGGGGCTAAACTCGATCGGATCCTTGATCGGCCGGATCGTCTCGGTGCAAGAGGCATCGCTCGCGGCGGCCGAGGCCGAGGCCGCGCGCCAGGCGGCGCTGACCAACGCGCAGCGCGAGCTCGAGGCGACGGCGCTCGCGCAGGGATCCGCGATCGAGCAGGTTTCGGCCGCGTCTGCTGAGATCTTTTCCCTGGCCTCGCGCTTTGGTGTCTATTTGAACGCGCAATCGGGCGCGACGCAGATGGCGCAAACGGCAAAGTTTGGCGTTAATGACCAGGGTCTTTTTGATGCTCAATATAATCAGATCAGCTATTCGGGCAGCTCGAGCAAGGCGACTAACTTTAAGAGTGAATTTTACGGTGACGGCGGGCTTTATGGTCAAACCTACGGCCGCGCCGCCGAGCTCAAGGGCCTGGCCGAACAACTGCAGGCGCAGCGCCAGGCGGTGATTGATCTCGGCGGGATCCCGCAATTTGCGCGCGGTGGCCGGCACTATGGCGGGCTGCGGATCGTCGGCGAAAACGGCCCCGAGCTGGAATATACCGGGGCAAGCCAAATCTATAATGCGCGGCAAACGCGGGACATGCTGTCCGGAGCTGCAGGCGATCCAGCTCAAGCCGAGGATCTGCGCCGGCTCCTGCTCGAGGTGGTCAAAAATACCAAGCGCACCAGCGACATTGCACGCAAGCATGATGTCGATGGCATGCCGCCGGTGAGGGACTAATCTATGAAGATCATCACGCCGATCGAGATCTCGGAAAGCAATCTGTTTTCGAGCAACATCCCCGAAACCGACGCGCCGCTTTGGGATGTTGAGACAGAATATGCGGAGAAAGCGAAAGTGATCTTTGCGCATGCTGTCTATGAAAGTCTCGAGGCCGGCAATCTCGGGAACCAGCCTGACCAGGATAGCGCGCGCTGGCTGCGCCTGGGGGCGACCAACCGCTTTAAGGCGTTCGACAAGCGGATCAGCGATCGCGCTGCCCTGGCGGATCAGGTTACCTATACGATCGCGCACGGCGGCGCTTTTGTGAGCGGGGTCGCGGTCTTTGGCATCGCCGGGGGCACGCTCGAGATCGAGGTCACGGATCCGATCGACGGGGTGGTTTTCTCGAAAACCTACAGCCTGTTTGACGACACCGGCGTTGTCGATTGGTACACCTATTTTTTCTCGCCCGTGGGGGTCCAGCGCGAGGAAGTGATCGAGATCGAGATCCCGCCCTATTTGAATGCCTCAACGCGGATCACTGTCACCAACACCGGCGGGATCGCGCAAGTCGGGCAGATCGCGATCGGGCGGGTGCTGGATCTCGGCGTGACGGCCTACGGAACCAATATCTCGATCGAGGATTACAGCCGCAAGGAACGCGATGCTTTTGGCAATGCGATCATTGTCGAGCGCGCCTTTGCGCAGCTCATCGACTACTCGCTCAAAGTCACCACCCAAACCGCGCGCCGGCTGCAAAGCACCTTGGCCGAATATCGCACGATCCCTGTCGTGTGGATCGGCTCGACGACCGAGGAGCTCGGCACGTTGGTTTATGGATATTATCGCAGGTTCGACATCGTGCTTTCAGGGCCGAACGTTTCGGATGCCTCAATCGAAGTAGAAGGACTAATCTAAATGGTTACTGCACCAAAAATTAGCAATTTGCCGGCCGCGCCAAACCGTCAACAGCCGGCAAGCTTCACTCCAAAGAGTGACGCGCTTTTGTCAGCGTTGCCAGGGTTTGTCAGCGAGACAAACGCAGTAGCCGACTACGTGGAAGGTGCTGCCGGGCAGGTGGCGATCGACAAAGCGGCCGTCGATGCGAATGTGCCGCTTTTGAACGATGCGAAGGCAGCCGCGCCCCTGTCGCTTGGGTATCGTGACGCGGCAAAGGCTCATAAGGATTCTGCAGCTGCGTCCGAGGCGCTGGCGCGGCAGCACAAAGAGGACGCAGCAAGCGCGGTAGTGTATCAGGATTTGGCGTCCATCGCGTTGACCAAGGGCATCGAAATGGTTTCGGGGTATATCGACACGTCGCCCAATCCGCCGCTTTCGGTTCAGATGGCAAACAGCCTTTGGAATGAGCCGCTTAACACCGTGACACGGGGCGGGCGCAAAGAGCTGCCGTCAAAGCGGGTTTGGATATGTACCGCAAACGGTATTTACATGTTCGATGGTGACGATCCAGCCTTACCCCTTTGGAGAGACTTTAGCCTAGGTCTGCCGTCACGCGGGACCACGAAATTCGGATGGATCAAGGCATGTAACGGCAAGGTGTGGGTTGCAGACACAGTAGGCTATCCTGCAATTTTGCATTTAGACTTCACCAATGACGTTTGGTCCTGGGAAGGGGGCGGACAGGGCGGCGGAGGCACAGGCCAGTTCACGGGACGCATCTACAACCGGCTTTTGACTAACGGCGATAGAGTTCGAGACACAGCCCGAAGTGGTACACTCTATATCCCGTCATTCTACCCCCTCACTGGTGCCATTAGCACACGCGAAACCCTTTGCGCGGATATTCGGGTTTACCCTTGGGCGGAGATTGATCCTCGCAGCGGCTTGCCTATCCCCACATTGGCTTTCGGTACGATCAATGGCTTGGTTTTTGTTAATGGCCCTGCGGGTGCAGGTACGGTGGTGACCCTCGCGCACGCACTCTATACGATTATTCGCAGTGTGTGCCTCCGAGAGGATGGGTCTGTCATGTATGCAGCCGATAATGGCAACTCGGGGCGCTTCCTTGTTGTGCAACCTGAAATTCCGTTCGATAACGAGGTTCGGGGCAATCCCTTTGGCGACGAGGTGTTTTTTCACAGCGTGCCCGGAGCGGTCTACGCTTCGCAAGCGGGAACTGTCATCGACGGTGCCGCAAATATCGTCATGGATGGCGCGATTGCCAACAACTACGGTCTAACGCTGCTCAACCTTAACCACCAAGAGCCGTCGGAAAGTCTGACGGCGTTCATTAAGGCTTACTCTAGCACGGGCTGGATGAACAAAGGTACGCGCATGGCGCTTATGGGCACAACCGTCCAAGGCGCTCTAGACAGTGTGAACCGTTGTTCCGACCCCACCGCGTCGACCACCACTGGTCGCAATGCCTCGTCTGTGGATTGGAAGACTGCCCCTAATTCTGACGTAAATACGACCACGGTGGGCAAGATTCACTTCGACGGATCGGGAACAGGTTATACGAAAGCCCTGTCCAGCGTCTTAATCCCAAAAGGTGTGGGCGGCATTGTGCGGTGGAAACAGACGGGGTTCTCTGGGACGTCTGACAGCGGGCTTCGGGTCCACGCCTGTAACGAATCTGGTTTCAACCTGCACACTGTAGAGACGGCGACTTCGGCTTCCGGTTCGTATTTCCCCTCGGCTGACGGGACTTACGAGGCTTATATTCCATCGGGCATGATTGAGCAGGATTATACGTTCCAATTCTACAAGCATTCGTTCGATTCCGCTTTCGATATCGACAGCATAGAATTCATCCCCGTGATCGGTGATCTTTCGCAAAACCTTAGATACGCAACAATTCGTGGTGTGGTTCAGCAGGTTCAGGTCGCAGACGGCGCTGAGTTGACCGCACTTGAGTTTGGGGGAAACAACGCCAACTACCTTGAGTTCGAGGACGCAAGTTTCCTTGACGTGGGTTTAGGTGATTTCAGCTTCTCGTCTTGGTACTACAGTAACGTTGAACAGGGTAGCACCCAGTACCTACTATTCGCGGACCTCGGGGGCAGCAACTATATCCAATGTTACAGGGGTTCCTTGGGTGGACCCGTGTCTTTCACGATACGCGGCAATACGGGGGACATAGGAGCAGTCTCGTCACCGACAGGGGTTAATGTCCAAACTTGGGTTCTCATAAACGCCGTACGTAAAGACGGGGTGCTTAAACTTTACATCAATGGTAGAAAAGTTGCCGAGGACGCAACCGCCGCTGCTGATGTATCGGGGCAAGTGACCAACGCATTTATAGGTCAAAGGTCCAGCTTAGACCGACCATTCTGGGGCAAGATTTCAGAATGGCGGTTCTCTGAGGAAGCCCTCACCGACGAAGAAATCACCACGATGTATAAAGACGAAGCTCCGATGTTTAACCCCGATACGGCGGTTTCCATCGCAGGCGGCAAGAGCTACGTGGCGGCGGCAACTGATGATCGAGCGCAAGGCACTATTAGCACAGGTACAGACGAAAGCCGATCCACGTTTAAGCGCCTCATTCGGGTAAGCGAAAACATGGAAAAAGTGGGCACCGCAATCGTCGCTCATGACGGGATGATCTTGGAGGATTAAGCAATGGTTAAGATTACTGCGCCAGCATTGAATTTGCGGGCCGCGCTGGCGGCCGATCCTAAGCCGCAAGCCGGTGTTATGGCGTCGCGTAAACAGATCCTGGCTGATGGGGTTCAAGTCGCGTTCAAGGTTCCCGTTGGCTTTAAAGCCTATGCCGTCGATTCCGCCGGCCTGATCCGCGTCGAGGGCGCGCTCGAGGAATTTACCCAAAAATTTGACGGGTTTCAGTGGGTAGTGATATTCGCGCAAGCGCCGGCCAATGGCGCGATCGTCGGTATCTGGCCGGTGGGGGTTTAATGATGGGTATTCTCGAGGATCTCAAGCTCGACAAGGGTCGGCCGCCAATGAATGCGGGGCAGTTTCAACGCCGGGTGCTGGCCTATAACGAGAACATATGGCCGCAGGCTTTGCGCGAGCAGTACACCGATGCTTTCGAGCTCTGGAAAGATGAAATGCGCCCGATCTTGGCCGAGGCTGAGGCGAATTATGCTTTCAATCACAAGCTCGCGGCTTACCAGACGGCACGCGCGCGCCTGGGGCGGTATCGCCTTGCCGATGGGCGGCCGGAAATCACCGACTTGATCGACACGGGCAAGATCAATCCCGATGGCTCGCCTTATCTCGAAAGTGTCGTTGTGCAGCCCGCGATCGAGCCGCTGCCGGCAACGATCGAGACGATCAATGAATCGGGGCAAACCGTTGTTTCGCCCAATCCCGCGATCGTGCAAGACGATGCCGATCGCGCAGCGGCGCAGGCGGTGATCGACGCCACGCCGGCCGATGTCGTGGAATTTTACGAGGGCTTGTAATGAGCGCTTATACGACCGCCTCGGATTGGTATGCCCATGATGTCGGGATCCTGCACCGCGTCACTAAGCCGCTTGCCTGGTGGGTCGGCAGCCCGATCACCGGCGCGCTCTATGTCGTGCCGGTCGGGGCTCAATTCGATGTCTCGGTGCCTCGGGGCCTGCGGTGGATCTGCAATCCCCTAGATCCGCGGTACTTCAAAGCGGCCGCGTTGCATGATCACTTTTTGTCGATCGGCTGGGATCGGTTCACGGCCGGCGCGCAGTTTCACCAGGCGTTGAAAGCTGACGGCGTTCCAAAGCTGCGGCGGGCTCTGATGGCCCTGGCCGTGCTGTTTTTCAAATATCAATAAAGGCGGCGCTTTCGGGTAGTCGGATGGTGAGCAGTGAGCGAGCATAAGCCCGCATCGAGCCTTGATGCGTATCGAATTAGTCAGCTCGAGCATTCCGTCTCGAGCTTGCGCCAAGCCAACACAATCCTTGCGGCCGAGTGGCGCGAAGAAAGCCGCGCGCTGCATCAGGAAATTACCGACATGAAATCCGCCGAGGCCGCGAAAGAGCGGCAACTTCTTTTGGTGGGCATAACGACTTTGGGCGGAATCGTGACGACGCTTTTCGGGGTGCTTTGGGCTTACAGATCGGTGATCTTTAAATGAAACAACTGTTCTACTTACTCGCCCTGGTCTGTTTGATCCTGTCAGGCGTCTTGGGGTTTCTGGCGATCAAATACGAGCGCCTCGATCGGACGCAGCCGATCTCGAATTTTAAGCGGGTTGAGACGCTCAATAGTCCGGTAAAGGCCGGCGAGCCGCTGCGGCTGCGGATCTGGCGCGACAAAGAGCGCGACGATTGCCCGGTGCAATCCGAGCGTACGGGGATCAATCAAGATGGCGTTGTGTTTGATATGCCGGATGCCGAATGGGCGGGCGGTCCAGCGCATACCGACTACCTCGATCTCAACTATCCGACGCTGCCCTATATGCCGGGCGGGGAATATGAGCTGCGCGTCGAGCTGACTTATACTTGCCCCGGCGGGCTCGAGTTTAACTATACGCAGCCCTCGGCGCTGTTCAGGATCGCCGGCTAGTCACTTTCGATTTTTAAACCTTATTGGATCGCCTCGGCGGTCCTTTTTGCATTGGAGAAAGCAAATGAAATTTATTCCGGATGTCTGGGGGGTGCTCGGGCGCTCCTATTCTATGTGGTCGATCTATCTCGGGCTTGTCTGTCTGATCCTGCCCAATGCGCTTTGGGGGGTGCTGCAGATCGAGACGGATCCCTATCCGATCGGATGGGCGGCGCTGGTGTTTTTGATCGCTGGCCTGTTCGGCCGGATCATCGACCAAAAGCGCAGCGGGGCGATCGCGCGGCTTGTGTTCCTGGGGGCGTTTGGCTTTGGCGCGGTGATGTTGGGGCTGTCTTTGGGCGGGGCCGTGGCCGAGGATCTCTATCTCCCCGAACAAACATCGACGGCGCTCGAGTCTGACGAACAGGCGCAAGCGCGCCAGGGCGTGCGGATCTGGGGGCAGGCGTCGATCGTGCCGGCGATGGCCGAGCGGCTGGATCCGGAGCCTATCGCGTCAGGCTTGGCCTCGGCATCGGACTTTCTCGAGATTGCGGTGCCCTATGTCGGCAAATGGGAAGGGCTGCGGCTGGCCGCATACCGCGATGTCGTCGGGGTCTGGACGGTCTGCTATGGCGAGACAAAAGGGGTAAAGCCTGGCGATCGCTATACCAAGGCGCAATGCGACGCCATGCTCGCGCGCGAGCTGATCAGCTACCGCGCGCGGCTGCACCGCTATTTCTCGCGCGAAACGCTGGCCGGCCGGCTGCCGGTGCATCGCGATACCGCCTACACAAGCCTAGCCTACAATGTCGGCGTCGGGGGGGCAGGCGGGTCGACGGCGGTGCGCCGGTTGAATGCCGGGGATATCGCCGGCGGATGTAAGGCAATCACCTGGTGGGATAAGGCCGGCAATCGGGTTTGGCGCGGGCTGGTACTGCGCCGGGGCGAGGATTACGCGCTTTGCATGATCGGGGTGGTCGCATGATGGGCGGGTTTAGCATGATCGAGATCCTGATTTTCGGGATGTTTGTCCTGGCGCAGCTCGCCGATGTTTACACGACGCTGCGCGCTCTGAAGCTCAAAGGTGCGACCGAGGCCAACGGCTTTATCGCGTTGCTGATGGACAAGCTCGGCCGGGGCTGGATCCTGGTCAAGCTCGGGATCAGTTTCGGCGCGGCCTATGTGATTTGGTCGGAGGGCAGCCTATGGCTTTTGGTGCTGCTCGCGGCCGGCGTGTTCGCGGTTGCGGTGTCAAACTACCGGATCATCAAAAAGCTCGAGGGGCAGCGCTGACATGCTCGGCGGGGGTGCCGTAGCCCGCTGGGGTCTGATGGCGCTCCTGGCCGCGCTTTTGCTGCTCGGGGGCTATGCCTGGATCCTCGATCGTCGCAACGGCGCGCTCGAGCTGCAGGCCGCGCGCGATGCGCGCTCGATCACCGCGTTGGAAGCCGCGCGGGCGCAGGCGCGCCTTGCGGCCGATGTTGCCGTTGCGCGCGCCAAGGGGGCGGCCGTGATGCGCGACCAGGCGACGGCCGGCATCGAGCGGATCCGAAACTTGCAATTGGAGGGGTGCGCCGATGCGCCGATTGATCCTGATCTTTCCCGTGCTCTTGATGGGCTGCTTTGGGAAAACTGAATATGTGCAGTTGCGCGACGAGATCCCGGCCGAGCTGCTCGCGCCGACACCGATCTCGACACGCCGGCCGGCAACCTACCGCGAGCTTGCGATCCTGGCGACCGAGCATCTCACTTCTGCGCGCCAAGCGAATGCAGACAAGGCGGCGATCGCCGAGATCCTCGGCGCGCGGCCGCAATAGGGGGTAGGCAAAGAAAAACCCCGATCGCTGGGGGGCGATCGGGGTCTAGTCGGCAGTGTACAGGCAGATCCGAGGAGATCCGATAGGGGCATTAAATGCACATATAAAAAGGCAATGCAAATAAAAAAATGCAAGCCAAGTAGAACAAAGCAGGTTTCGCCCTGCACGGATTTTGCACGGATTGCACGGATAAAGCGGGTGAAAAGGTGCGAAAACGGGGGAAAAGCTGCAAAATCAGTGACTTAGGATTTTCGCGAATTTCCTGAAAAAAAGCATTGCAGATCATAGGTTTGCACGGCATACACGTCAGCGGAGACGTGGCCGAGTGGTCGAAGGCGCTCCCCTGCTAAGGGAGTAGGCCCGGAAGGGTCTCGAGGGTTCGAATCCCTTCGTCTCCGCCATTATATGGCTTATGTATTTGATATGCTTCGTTTAATTCGTGTATCCCCAAGCTTTGCCGCCATCCTTGCCACCATCAGAATCTCATTGGTAGGCAGACCTGCATAGGGGCGGTGCTACTTCATCACTTGTGCTAAATCTGTCACGAACCTTGTAAGGTTTACACAGGCTGCATGAATCTTGGTGAATTCCGCCGCGATCTGTGGTCTAAGAAGTTTCCTTTATCAAAATGACGTTCACAAGATGCCGCCCCCCGATGCCCCACATGGCAGCGGGAACATTTTTGTGTGCGTGGCCCAACTGGAGCTATCGTTTATGACTGCGACCTCTGTAAATATCTACCTGTCTGTTGAACAAGTTTCTGTTCGTTTCGGTGTGTCGAAGGACACGATCTGGCGGTGGCGCAGGGAGGGAGACTTTCCAGCACCAGTCAGGCTAGGCGGCCGCACGTCGCGTTGGCGTATGAGCGATCTTGAAGCCTACGAGGCCCAGTGCCCGTGTTGCCTCATCACCAGCTTTCCGCTGCTCCTAGCGGTGTGACCATCCAAGGCCGTTCCCTCACATCATAAGCAACTCTGGGACCGGCATCCTCATCATCTTTACACAGCCACAGGCTGCGGAACTTGTTTCGCGGCGCTCGAGGGCTATTGACTTCGAAAGGACGAACTATGGACTACGACTCTTCCACCTCTCGTGACACCGTGAAGAATTCCTCCAACGTCACATTCCTCCCCGGTTGCGAGAATCCGGTCACATCGCGTCATCAGCAGGTGCCCGTATCGACTGATGGTTTGCGTCTGCCCGAGGGCTACTTTGCCAAAGCGGATGGGATTTATTTCTATAATCAGGATGATGATGAGGACCAAGAAGGTCCAGTGCGGATCTGTTCACCGGTCACCGTCGTCGGTCTCTGCCGTCGGTCTGAAGGCAAGGGGTGGAGCCGCGTTCTTGACGTCGTCGACGCGGACCGTAGGACGCAGCGGTTGCTGCTCGATGAGGCGCTCTTCAACGGGGCTCCTGCCGCCCTGCTTCGTCCTCTGCTAGACGCTGGGCTCTCCATCGAACAGGGTGCCAAGGCACGGAAGCGTTTGGTCGACTTGCTGTGCATATGGCGTCCGAGGGACATGTTCGTGCGTGTTTCGAAAGTGGGCTGGGTCGACGATGACTTTGACACCTATGTATTCGCGGACGGGACAATCGTGGGTAGCAAAAAGGCTATCTTGGACCGCGACACCGGCATCTTCGGTGAGATGGGTGGGGTAAGCGGCTCACTGAACGATTGGAAACAAACAGTTGCCGCGCCGTGCGTGGGTAACCCGCTTATGCTGCTCGCAGTTTCACAGGCCTTCGTTGGTCCGATGCTCGGGCCGCTTGGACTGGATGGTGGAGGTTTTCATTTTCGTGGTGCGTCTTCGCGCGGCAAAACAACACTGCTTAGCCTGAGCGCATCCGTCTGGGGTGCGCCTAAATTTGTCCAAAGCTGGCGGACCACGGATAACGCACTTGAGAACATGGCGTCATCCTGCAGCAGTGGGCTCCTCGCTCTTGACGAGTTGCACTTGGTATCGGCTCGGTGTGCCGGTGACATCGTCTACATGCTGTCCAATGGCCGGGGAAAGCAGCGCATGGGCGTCGCTGGCAAAGGGAAGCCAGTTGATACTTGGGTCGTCGCGACCCTGTCGAGTGGCGAGATTACGCTCGAAGATCATTTGGCAACCGGTGGGAGGAAAATTCACGCGGGTCAGGAGGTCCGGTTGATCGACATTGAAGCTGATGGACAGAGGTTCGGCTCATTCGACGTCCTGCATTCAGAGGAGAATCCTGGGCATTTTGTCGAGAAGCTGCTTCAGGCTTCCATCCGCAATCATGGGCATGCCAGTCGGGTTTTCGTCGGGAAGTTGATAGCAAATATGGACCGCCGTGACAGCTTCAGGAAAGCCGTGTCGAATATCATGGATCGGGCAATCAAGGGTCACGACCTTGGACAGGATAGCCAGGTTCGCCGCGTCCTGAAGCGGTTCGCTCTCGCTGCAATGGCAGGTGAATTGGCGACAGCTTTCGGACTGACGGGTTGGGAAAAGGGTGAAGCGATGAATGGCATTCTCAGGGTTGCTGGCAACTGGATCGCAGAGCGCGATGTTGCCAAGGCAAAACCGATCGCTGCGGCGCTGGATCGGACAAAAAAATACCTGACAGAGCATTTGGATCGTTTTGTGCCGTGCGGCTCAAGCGGAGATCCGGATGGATGGCGGGATGGCACATGGATCTATATCCGGCCGGACACGTGGTCGCGGATCCACGGTGCCGAGGGGGCCCTTGAGGCAGCACGCTTGCACAATGCCGCGAACATGCTGAAGACGGACAAAGGTGAGACACTGCAGCTGAAGATGGGTCGTAGCGTCCCCGGTCGCCCGAAAGTCTATGCAGTGAGCGCGGGGGTGCTCGACGCCTAGCGTTCCGCTAACCTGCGGAGACGTTCCTACGCGTTGCAAAATTCATAGGGACCACAAGGACCAGCGTGCTAGAGCACCCAGTCCCAGTGGTCCCTATGGTCCCGGTGGATCTCGACACCGGAGCGGTCCAGTAGATCGCAACGGTCCTAGTGGCCTAGCACACCTGGCGAACTGACGCCGAAGCGGTCTTACTGGTCCCGATGGTCCTAGCGGCCGGCGATGCGGCCGAGCCGGAATAGGCGTTCGAGTGGCCGTTTAATGATCTCTGAGCGGTCTGTAACTCCCGACGCAATCCCAACATTTCTTATTCTATAAGTAAATCAAGCAGTAACGATGCTGCGAGATTTTTAGAAACGGAATGACAGATGGCGAGAACTAAACCCTATGGCGGCACCGAGCTGTCGAAATTCATCACCCACCGGATTGCCGAACTCAAGCCACGTAAAAGCCAGGCTGAGGTTGCATCTGAAGCAGGATTCATCAACCCGAACATGATGTCCATGATCAAAGCCGGCACGACCAAACTAGCGCTCGACCGAGTTACAGATCTGGCGCGCGCATTGGATACCGATCCGGCGCGGCTGTTCCGGATGGCGATGCTTCAGTCGGGGCACGAGACGACGCGTCCAGTAGTCGATGAGGTGTTCGGCACCCTCGTCAGCCGGAACGAAGTCGATTGGATAAAGACGATACGCGAAGCTTCAGGCGAAACTGACCCAACGCTGACAGCGCGTGCAAGGGCTGCCATCCGGGGGATCTTTGGCAAATGACCGACGCCCCACCTTCTATCTTCCTTCCTGAGTTTGAAGACCTGACGGAGAACGAGCGAGCATGGGTCGGATTTCTACGGCTGATCACTCAGGACACGGATCCAGCACCGACGCTCGCTCGCGTCCAAGCCCTGCGCAGTGTGTTTTCAGATTGTAGCTCTTCCCGCAAGGCTACCGACTGGGGCGCGGCGGACTAGATTTTCAATTTGATCCGCCGGACAAAAAACGTGGTTGGCTCAACGTGTTCTCACACGAAAACGACAACTCAGGTGCCACCGTCGGTGCCCCTATTAAGTGATAGTGAACTCTCACCACCTGTCACATAGAAGTAAGTTTACATATACTCCAAGGCCTGAATTGCCCTGAGGGTTTACCCTCAAATCACTTTGCATTCCTTGAGCGATACGACGCGGAAGTTGTCGGTGACGGTGTCGCGGAATTCGGGCCATTTTGCTGGCAGGGTTGT